GAGATAGGCTCCGGTCTCGTGGGCTCGGAGATGTGTATAAGAGACAGGATCTATTGATGATACGCGTATAACCCCCTCCCCAGAAGAAAGGAAGTGATTGGATGGCGGATTTAAAAATCAGAAATGAAAAGGTAGCAGCTGAGGAAAAACGATTGAATGACTTATTTTACGATCTTACAGATGACAAGAAAAAAGTCGTTTCTGGATTAGTAACTCAAGCAGCTAGATTAAAAATTTTGTTAGATGAAATGTGGATTGATATTTCTGAAAAAGGAGATTATGAATTATTCTCACAGTCAGAAAATCAGATTCCTTACGAACGGGAGCGGCCAGTTGCTAAACAATACAATGCGCGCGATCAATCGTATCAGCGGATTGTCAAGCAGTTAACTGACTATTTGCCAGAAGAAAAACGAGAAGCAGCTACCACTGCAGCTTTGGATGGTAGTGATCTCTTATGACGTTGCTACAACCTTACTTTTTTGATGAGTATGTGGATTTGTATGAACGGGGGAAAATTCCGTTTAACAAAGAGCGTATCCAGCTTGTCGAGTATCTCAAAAAGGAAGTCCTTCCGAGAGATGATTTGTATTTTGACGATGAGATGATTCACAAATTTATTCGTTATGCCGAGAAAAATTTTTTTCCGTTAGCTAAATATCAGAAATTTATTACACCTTTCATTTTCCTTTATAAAAAAGAAGATGATGAGGTGTTTTTTAATGAAATTTTGAACTCGATAGCACGCGGTGGTGGTAAAAATGGTTTTATGTCAGCTAGAGACTCGTTTTTTATTTCCCCACTTTACGGAGTTCGAAACTACGATGTGACGATTACAGCCAATTCCGAAAAGCAAGGGAAAGTGAGTTTTAAAGAAGTTTACGAAACCGTTCAAGCAAAACGTTTAGAACAGCAATTTTACCTGACAAAAATGGCAATCACGAACCGAGTTACGAATTCTATCTTTAGTTATCGGACAAATAATCCTAAAACCATGGATAGTGCCCGTGATGGTTGTCTTGAATTTGATGAAATCCATATGTTTGAAAACTCGGATATTGTTGATATCCAGCGAAGTGGATTAGGGAAAATCAAACATCCACGCACATTTTACAACGGTACAAACGGGCATGTTCGAGAAGGTTTTTATGACCGAACATTAGAACGAGCACAAAAAATTTTTACTGGTGAAAACAAGAATGATCGTTTATTCCCTTTTATATGCAAACTGGACACGATCGAAGAAATGGACAAGCCAGAATTGTGGTCGAAAGCGAATCCGATGTTTGAAGAAGAATCATCCTACGCAAAACGCCTGTATTCAACGGTTATGGACGAATACCTAAAGTTAGAAGAAGAGCCGTCTGGTCGCCGGGAGTTTGTCGTCAAACGGATGAATTTTACCGAAGGCGATATGGAATCAGATATTACTACGCACGAAAAATTACTAGCTACTAATCAGCCGATTGGTGATTTAAAAGGAAAATCGTGTGTCGCTGGCTTTGACTATGCGGAAATTCGAGATTTCGCCAGTGTTGGGCTGCTCTTTAAACAAGATGAGAAATTTATCTGGATGCAACACAGCTTTGCCAGAAAAGAATTCTTAGACACTTTTAAAATCAAAGCACCAATCAAAGAATGGGCAGATAAAGGAATATTCACAATCGTGGATGCTCCTTCAATTTCTCCTCAACTACTAATTGATTGGTTGAATGAAAAACGTGAATTGTATCAGATTGAAATGGTGTGCGCCGATGGTTATCGAATGGACCTGCTGCAACCGCTATTGGAAAAAGAAGGTTACAACTATGAATTCATTCGGAATATTCGAGGAGTCCAATCCAAAGTTGCTCCAATCATCGAAGACGGGTTTGCTAACGAAAAATTTATTTTTGGCGATGATCCATCAATGCGATGGTACACGAATAATAGCTACGCCAAAGTTGATAAATCAGGAAACAAAACATTTTTGAAAAAAGAACCAGTCCGGCGGAAAACAGATGGCTTCCACGCCTTTTTAGCTGCTTTATATAAAAGAGAAGAAATCGAAGACGTTGATTTAGAAGGCTTCTTTGATTTGATGGAGGACTGGGATTTTTAAGGCAGTGAAGGGAGGTGTGTGACTATTGGGAGTATTTCAATCGTTTTTTGATATTTTCAAAAAAAATTCAGAGATTGAATTAAGCTATGACTTTGACACGTTGATTGACGAATACAATACGCTGTATTTGAAGCATTTAGCAATCGATACCTGTGCAGAATTTATAGCACGAATATTCAGCCGGTCAGAGTTTCGAATTCGGAAAAACGGACAGCCGATCACGAACGAGTGGACGTATTTATTAAATGTACGCCCGAATCTGGATCAATCAGCTTCTTCGTTTTGGCAACAAGTCGTTTACAAGCTAATCACTGAAAACGAAGTATTGATCGTACTTTCTGACGATGATCAATTGTTGATTGCTGAAAGCTACGTTCGAAAAGAATATGCGTTGTATGACGATGTTTTTGAAAGTGTGTGGATGAAAGGCTACGAGTTCAAACGAAAGTTTCCGATGAGTGATGTCATTTTTTTACAATACAACAACAACGACTTGAATAGATATGTTCGTGGATTGTACGAAGATTACGCTTCTCTCTACAACCGAATGGTTGAAGTAGCTATGCGAAATCATCAGATTAGAGCGACGGTCGGAGGTAAAGAAGGCCGAGGTTTTGATGACAAATTACAAAAGAAAGCTCAATCTTATATTGATAAACTGTACGAAAAATTTCGAAAAGACTCAGTTGCTATTATTCCGATGCAACAAGGGCTGGAGTATAACGAACTCACGAATACAGTTGGCGAAACTAATCAATCTATTGATGAGCTCAAGAAACTGAAACGCCAGTTTGTGGATGAGGTTGCCGACATTTTAGGTATTCCTTCAACAATTTTGCATGGAGAGTTAGCTGATTTAGAAAGCGCTCAGACAGTATTGAATAAATATTGTGTGAAATCTTTGAACAAAAAGATTGAAGACGAATTGAACGCAAAGACAATCAGTAAGGCGGAATACGTTGCTGGAATGGAAGTTAAAGTCGTTGGTGTGGATAAAAAAGATATCTTTGATTTGGCAGACGCAGTAGATAAGTTAATTTCGAGCGGTGGATTCAATCGGAATGAAATTCGTGAAGAAGTCGATTACGAAAGTATCGAAGGCGGCGATGAGTTTTACATTACCAAAAACTACGAGAAAGCGAAAGGAGGGGAGGAAGTAAATGACGAAACTGGAAATTAAAGGAACGATTATTTCTAATAATCAAAAATGGATTTACGATTTGTTTGAAATGGACAGCACATCACCGAAAGATATTTTATTGCCTGAAAACAACGAACCGCTAGAGGTCGTGATTAATTCGGGAGGTGGTGACGTATATGCAGGTAGTGAGATTTACACAGCTTTGCGCGCTTATCAAGGTGACGTGACTGTGAAAATCGTAGGTATTGCTGCAAGCGCCGCAAGCGTGATTGCAATGGCTGGAAACACAATTGAAATCAGCCCGACTGCTCAAATTATGATTCATAATGTTTCAAGCGCTGCTGCTGGCGATCATCGAACGTTAGCTCATGAAGCAGAAGTCTTAAAAAACTATAATTTGTCGATTGCGAATGCTTATATCGGTAAAACGGGTCTTGAAAAAGAAAACTTACTTGAACTAATGAATCATGAAACCTGGTTGACAGCAGAACAAGCAGTAGAGAAAGGATTTGCGGACAAAGTAATGTTTCAAAATGAAGAAGCACCTTTACTAGTCGCAAGTGTCTCGCCGGTTATTCCGCCAGACGCGATTTCAAAATTGGCAGAAAAGTTAAAACCACAGTTTGATTTAGATGAATTGGCAAATAAAGTAGCAGAAAAACTAAATACTAAAAAACAAGAATCGATTGAACCAGAAAATGATGGTTTGAAACGGTTCTTTTTTTAATACAAAAAAATAAGGAGGTCATACTGAATGACTATGAAACTATCAAACGAATTCAAAACAATTCGTGACAACTTTTTAGCGGCGGTTAACAATAATGAGCCTGCTGAAAAACAAAATGAACTATACGGTGCAATGCTCGATGAATTGCTGAACGAAGCAAAAAAACAAGCACGTGCTGAAGCAGAAGAGCTGATTGCTGCTAATCCGGCAGACGCTAAACTTTCTGCACGAGAACGGAAATTCTTTAATGCAGTTACCACTGACGTTGGCTACAAAGAAGAAAAATTATTGCCACAAGAAACAATTGACCGTATTTTTGAAAATTTAACAACCGCTCATCCATTGTTAGCAGAAATCGGTATGGTAAACGCTGGATTGCGTTTGAAATTCTTAAAGTCTGAGACTAGTGGCGTGGCTGTTTGGGGTAAGATTTTCGGAGAAATCAAAGGTCAATTGGACGCTGCATTCAGTGAAGAAGAAGCGATTCAAAATAAATTAACGGCGTTCGTTGTAATTCCGAAAGATTTGAAAGACTTTGGCCCTGCTTGGATCGAATCTTTTGTATCTACTCAAATCGATGAAGCTTTTGCAGTTGCTTTAGAAGCGGCGTTCTTAGCAGGAGACGGAAACGGCAAGCCAATCGGCTTAAATCGTCAAGTACAAGCTGGCGTGGCTATCAGTGGCGGAGTATATCCCGAAAAAACTTCAATTGGTGATTTAACTTTTGCTGATTCTGCTACTACAGTCAAAGAATTAACGAACGTATACAAACACCATTCCACTGACGAAAAAGGTCGTGCTGTTGCTGTTGATGGCAAAGTAGTCATGGTTGTTAACCCTGCTGACGCTTGGGATGTTAAACGCCAATATACTTCTTTAAATGCTCAAGGCGTGTATGTAACTGCGTTGCCTTACAATTTAAAAATCGTTGAATCTTTGGCACAAGGTTCCAAAAAAGTCGTTACTTTCGTTAGCGGACGTTACGATGCTTACATCGGTGGCGGTATCACTTTGCGTAAATACGACCAAACTTTAGCAATCGAAGACATGGATTTGTATACTGCTAAACAATTTGCTTATGGAAAAGCAAAAGATAATAAAGCTGCTGCAGTGTGGGGATTAAAAGTATCCGAGGGAAAATAGAGTCCCCCGCAGTTATTAATGTTGAACCGACAAGTGACGGAGCAACAATTGCACTGCGATAGAAAGGGGCGTTTCTATTGGATAAGAAATTGCTAAAAGATTTCAAATCGCGGATGAGAATCTTTCATACTGCTGACGATAACAACTTAGAAAATATTTTGGAAAGTTCAACTGCGGCAATAAAGCGTTGGTGCGGAAGTGAAGATATTACTAAGCCAGAAATTCGAGAATTAATCATTGAGCGTAGCAGATACGTTTACAATGATTCTCTCGAATTTTTTAATGAAAATTTTTTGTCCGAATTAATGGCCGTCTCTCTCTCGAATTATGTGGAGGAGGACGTTAGCGATGAAGAAACCAACGTTTGAGTATCAGAAGCCTAAAGTTAATAATGGTGCGATGAGAACGCCAGTTGAATTTTTTAGCTATAAGCCAAAACCAGGGCCGATGCCTGGTGAAGAAGAAAAACAAATTATTTTTAACTGCTTTGCTGAAATATATAATCCGTCGATGAAAGATTTAGAGATTTTAAACTCTAAAACGACTAAGCAGGCGGTTACAATTACTATCCGAGATCCGCAAGAAGACTATTTAGTCTCTAATAAACATTATGTGGAGATTTTAGACAGGCGCTATAGTGGAATCAGGTGGAATATTGCTGATGTTCGAAATGATTTTACGGATAATCGTTTCGTTACGATTCTTTTGGCGGTGTATGCCGATGAATAGCGTAGAAGTTAAAGGCGTAAACGAAACGTTAAAAGCAATGGAAAAAAGACTTGGTGATAAAAAAGTCCGATCGATTGCTCGCAAATCAATCAATACCGGCGCTGAGAAAGTCGAGAAACGTCTGCAGTCTGACATGCTCGTTTTTAAAGATCAAGGATATACGATTGATGAAGTTGTTCGTAAAAATGCGACGTATAAAAATTACAATACTGAAGCAGAAATCGGTTGGAATGGTCCACATCAACGTTATCGATTAATCCATTTAAACGAATGGGGCTATACAAGAAACGGACGTCAGATTAAGCCACGTGGGTTCGGGGTTATCACAAAATCGTTAAAGAATTCTGAACCCGTGTACTTCGAGACAGTGGCATCGGAGGTAAAGAGAAACCTATGAAAGATATATTAATGATTATTTACGAGGCGTTAATTTCGAATGCCTACATCCACGAAATGACTTATAACAGCGATTCGCAAGAATATCGAATTAAGTTTTATGAGCAATCTGAAATAGCTGATAAATCAGGTGCATTTATCACACTTCGGCCCGTCGATGTACCGAATGAGGCCTATCACGGTAGTGATCAAGAGCTTTCGATTGAGCATTTAATCCAAATTGATGTTGAATCAAAATATCGAGCGACTTCGAAACAAATTCAGTATGAAATAAAAAAAGAGATGAAGAAACTCGGCTTTGGTCAACTGTCTGGTCAGGGTTTAGACGAATATTTCCCAGAAACAAAACGTTATGTAGACGCTCGACGATATGACGGGAATACACGAATTTACGATACACAATATTAAAACAGAATAACAGGAATTAAGACACGAAACCTCGTGTCTTTTTTTGTTGTCAAAAAAAATTGAAAGAGAGTGATTATATTGACACTTGTAGGATTTAAAAAAATGACAATCGGAATTTTTGATAAGGACGGTAAAATTCCAAAAGATAATCAATTTGTTATTGAAGGTAAACAGGACAAAGGTGCAACAGTATCCGCAGAAATTAGCGGTTTATCAAAAGAATCTACGAAAGTTTATGGATCAGATATTGCATACTACATTTCACAAAAAGGGACAGGCGATGTTTCAGCGACATTTGGATTGTTAGATTTACCAGAAGATTTGAACGATAAAATTTTAGGATATAAAACGAATGACAACAAAATTAGCTTCTTAGGTGAAGATACTGAACCACCATATTGTGCAGTTTTAATGGAATCTGCTGATTTAAGTGGTGAAACAGCTATGTTAACTATTTTTAAAGGTAAATTCAGTCGAGAATCAATTAATTTGAATACAACTACTAACGAAGCATTCGAACCTGAAGCAGAAGAGTATGTATTCTCTGCTATTGCTAATGATACAGAAGGCGATGCGAAGGGGCAATCGGTTGCTAAATATGTCGGTAAGGAAGAAGCAGCTATCACAGCATTGCGTACTATGACTTTTCCAGCGGGGAAGTAGTTAGCCCTGTCGTTGGAAAAGTCACCCCAACGACGAATGGGGCAACAATCGCACTAAGTTAGGAGAATGATCATGCCAGAAACATTTAAAATTTATAAAAAAGATGGAACCAAAGTTGTGGAGGGAGCAAGTCCTCTGACAATCACTGGAATTGCAGCAAATACTCAAGTTGTACAGGGTGATTATCAAGCAGTTCGAGTAACTAATGATGTTGAATCGGCGAAAGTTGATATTCCAGCTTTTAAGACATTGCCCGAACAAGAACCGGAAATACCCGGCTTTGATCCTGAAGGAGACGTAAAGCCAACAAATGACAATACTGTTGAAGAAATTAAAGCATGGTTGACAGCACATGGTATTGATTACATTGGAAAGACGCTTAAATCAGATTTGCTTGCATTAGTACCAGCATAGTTTTTTTAGAGGACTGTAGTAGTCCTCTTTTTTATTTGAAAATATTAGGAGGAAATCATAGATGGCACAAGTTCGAATTGAATTAAAAAATAAAAAAGGCAAAAAAGAAGTCTTTGAGAAATTAGAAACAACCGGGAAAGACTATCGTTTAGCTTTGCAAACAATTAAAAAATTAAATGCAGAAAAAATCATGGTGTGGGATCAGTTAGATATTTATTTAGCTTTTGCAGTGGAAATTTTCAAAGCAGACAAATTGACCTCTGATCAAATTTTAGATGGGTTGCCTTCTGAAACAACTCGCGAAACATTAGACGGTCTATTAGGACAGGTAATGGGGATTGAAAGCGATCCAGATCCAGAAGCAAAAAAGTAACACCAGAAGAAGCTGAAGAAATGTATATGGAACTGTGTAGAGAATTAACGAAACAGGGATGGTCTCTCTCTGATATTGAAAATAATTCTTTTGACACGTTAATTGAAATTGCTTGTGTAAGTCCGAAAAAAGAAAAATCAAAAGAAGTCGACCTAAAAGATTTCATCAAATCCATTTAGGAAAGGAGGAAAATTATGGCAAACGGAAAACCAATTGGAAATATGAAGGTTATTTTGGATTTGGATAGTTCCGCCTTTTCTAAAGGACTAGAAGGTGCTAAAAAAAGCGTCGCTTATAACACAAAGGCTATGAAGGCCCAGATGCAAGTGATGAATTACTCAGGCGACAAAGTGGGTGCTTTGCAAGCCAAATATGACGGACTTAGCAAAACGCTTAGCTCTAACGAAAAGTACATGAGTAAGTTAAAGACTCAGTATGATAAAAGCTTCGACGCGAATGGTAAAGCAACGGCTTCCACTGCTAAATATGCAAATGAATTGAATCAAGCGATTGCTAAGTCTGCTAGTTATGAAGCTCAGATGAAAACTACTACAGGACAAATTGCCCGCATGAAGGTAGAAACAGAAGGTGTAACTGGGAAACTTAAAGCACAATCTGATCAGTGGATTAAGTCAGGAAAGAAAATTGAATCTTTCGGTAAAAAAATGTCTAGCATAGGAAGCACATTGACCATGTCTGTTACAGCGCCGATCGCTGCTGGGTTTGGATTGGCTACTAAGAAGGCTGTTGATTTTCAAACTCAAATTGGTGAAATTGGTCCATTGTTGACCAACGGTGGGAAAATGACAACCGAATATCGCAATCAATTAGATCAGATGTCTGATAGCTCGAAAAAATGGGCGAAGGAATATGGTGTTTCTACTACTGAAATAAATACTGGTTTAGCAGAAATTGTTCGTAAAGGTTATGACGCGAATCAAACGCTTGGTGTAATGCCTTCTATTTTAGATGCTACCAAAGCATCCGGGGATGACTTCAACGATGTAATGAATGTAACTACTGAGGTAATCAGTCAGTTTAATTTAAAAGGCAAGGATTACAATAGTACTGTTAAGAACGCAACACGTGTGACGGATGCGTTGACTTATGTGGCTAATGCAACTTCTGCTGGTTTCTCAGATTTAGGACTAGCGATGGGGTATGTGGGACCAGTAGCGAATAGCTTAGGCATGGATGTAGAAGAAACTGCTTCAGCTATCGGATTACTTAGTGATGCAGGTATCGGTGGAGAAAAAGCCGGGACAGCACTACGAGGGGCTTTGACACGCTTATTGAAACCATCAGAACAAAATATCGCTGGTTTCGAGCAACTAGGAATTTCTGTGGGTGAGTTTAAAAACGGTACACTCACCCTCCCAGACATGCTCAACAAGATCAAAACGAACACTGAAGGCTGGACAGATGCCCAGCGCACGTCTGCAATCGCATTGGCATTTGGTACAGAATCGCAATCAGCGATGAATGTTTTGGTCAATCAAGGCGGAGATGCTCTAAAAGGATTGACTAAAGAAACTTACGATGCGAATGGTGCAACGAAAGAAATTGCAAAATCGATGAACAATTTGCCGGCTAACAAATTAGCTCGATTTAAAGAATCTTTGAATGTGTTAGCTATTACAGCTGGTGAAAAGTTGCTCCCTATCTTTACCCCAATCATTGAAAAATCAACCAAACTAATCAACAAGTTTTCAGAACTTGATGATGCATCGCAGAAAAATATCATTAAGTGGGTTGGCATAGCAGCAGCAGCTGGTCCCACTTTGAAATTGCTTGGTGGTGGTATTGCTGTAGTTGGAAAAACTCAAACAGCTGTAGGAAAATTAACTGGTAGTTTGGTTGACTTAGTTGCGAAAGCTGCTCAAAAAAAGGCAATGGATAGTTTTTCTACAACAGTTACTACTATTGGAACCACAGCTGCTAATACCGCAGGCGCAGGTGGGCTAGGTAGTTTAACTTCTGCTTTAGGTCAGTCAGCAAGCGCAGCGAGTGCGGCAGCAGGTTCTGGTGGTATCGGCGCATTTACTGGTTCACTAGGTCTATTAAGTCCTGCGCTTCTTGGTATCGTTGGAGTAGGTGGTGCGCTGGCTCTAGGCTATGGTGCATGGAAAACTTTTGGAGAAGAAGCGTGGAATTCTTCTCAACGTGTAAAAGAATGGGGATCTGACGTCGGATCCCAAGTCGATAGTACGTTAGATACTGTAAAAGAAAAAACAAACGAAACCTCGGGACAATTTGGTCTAATGGTTCAAGGGTTCGATCAAGATACTGGGCCTATGGTCAAAAATTTTGAAACCATCGGCGCTACAATTGAATCTAGTTTAACTAAAAAAGTAGAAGGATTAGATAATCTATTAAAGAATCTACCTGGAACCGTGACTGATTCAATGAAAGAAATTATTGAAAATGAAAAAGAAATGAATCAGTCAGCTCTGGAAAAAATCCAAGAAAATAATGATCGCATTAAAGAAATAAGAGAAAAAGCGTCAAAGGAACATCGTGACATAAGTGTCGCAGAAGCGCAGATGATTAGTGATCTCTCGAAAAATACAGCTCAACAATATGTTAATACTTTAGATGTATCTGCTGAACAACGTAAAGCTATATTAAATTCTATGACTGGGGATGTATCCCAAGCTAGTAAAGAGCAAGCTGAGACTTGGCTTAAATCTTTAGGAGAACAAAGAAATGCCTCTCAAAATCATACAGCACAAATGAGAAAAGAACAGGAAAAATGGTTAAAAGATTGGGGCTATAATCTTGACGGTGAATTTGCCCAAAAATATTTAGCTGAATGGGATAAAATCAATGACGCAACAACTGATGGTTTCGATAGTCAAATAGCTGCAATTGTTGAAAAATATCCTGAATTAGCTGATAAAATTCACCTTGCAACAGGAGAAGTAATAGCAGCTAGTGCGAATACAAGCCAATATCTTATTGAAGATAACCAAAAGCTTCTAGACAATGCTGGCTATATGGCTGATAAACTAGCTGAAAATGCAAAAAAGAATGCTGATACATTAAAATGGGTGGCTAAAGAAGGAACTGACGGTGCAAAAGAATGGAACTCTTTAGAGCTTCTTGATAAAGAAGGAAACGTAAAGACGAACGCCCCAGAAATAATTAAAGAAGCTTCAAAAAATATTACAACATGGAATAACCTTAAGATGGTTTTACATGATGCAAATATAGATAGTAATGCTAAAAAAATGATTGGCGAAGCGGCGATAGCTAATGATTTGTGGCGTGGCATGGCTTGGGAAGACAAAGAAGCGGTGCTTCAAGACGAATTTAGCATTAATGTTTATAAAGCATTAGAATCTTCCGGAAAATGGGATGAGCTTGATTTTGAGCAGAAGAAAGCTGTTCTATACTCGAATACTCCTGAAGTGATGGCTGAAACTTTATTTAATTTAGGTTTGTGGAATGACTATCAACCAGAAATTAAAAACTTGAATGCAAAAAATTATGATTTTCTACAAACACTTTCTAAATCTGAGGAAAAATTAAAAATTTGGAATGAGACACCAGTTGACATTAAGGAATTATTTGCAAAGAATACTGATTTTCTGAATAAGATATTTTCTTCAGAAGAAAAATTGAATCTATGGAATTCAATTCCTGATTCAGAGAAAAAACTTCTTGCTGATAACATGGATTTTTTAACAAAAATCTCAACATCTAAAGAAACTTTGAACCAATGGAATCAGTTGCCAACTGATCAAAAAAACATCTTAGCTAATAATGAAGATCTGTTAAACAAAATATTTGCATCAGAAGAATCTTTCAATGCATGGAAAGCAATTCCTGATCCGGTCAAGCGTATGCTTGGAGATAATGTTGATATTTTAACTAAAGTCAAAGATGGAACTATTAGCATCGAAGACTATAACAAAAATGTACTTCCTCTATTGAAGAAACTGTTCGGCGATAATTCAAGCTTAACTGGCGCGGTAGGTGATGCGACTGGTTTAATAACTAATTATAACGAAAAAATTAATCCAATTGAAAAAGTGTTGAATACATCAAGTAACGCACCTGAGGTTTCCTCTGCGCTAGATATATTGAATGATTCTTGGAATCGTATTCCAGAGAAAAGTTCTAAGAAAATTAACGTTGACTTTATAGGTCCGATGCCTAATGCGAGAGGAACAAACTTCCATCCTGGCGGAGCCGCAATGGTAAATGACCAAAAAGGATCAACTTACGAAGAGCTTGTAACTTTACCAAATGGAGAAGCATTCATCCCAAAAGGTCGTAATGTTGTTTTAGACTTACCAAGAGGTTCGAAAGTACTGAACGCCACTAAAACTAAACGTCTAGTGCCTAAATATGCTGATGGTATAGGAAATATAACCACTATTTCAACCGCGCCGAATTTCGATGCTTTAATCTTAGCTATCAATGAGCTGACGGCAGTATTAAGAAGTCAGCAGCCAATAAGCAATCAGTCAACAACTGATACAAAGGTTGCGCAACCGATTATTCCTGACGCTTTATCAGAAAAATCAGATCAATATCTTTCCATTGGATCAGAGTGGCTGACTAATTTAATGAACGGCTGGAACTCAGTTGTTCCTCAATACATGAGCAGCGAAACGCTCTTTATTACGAATTATCTTAATGCCCTTAAATCGCAAAATAATCCTAGTTACCTACAGGGGGCAACTTGGAATAAGAATTTGATGAATGGCTGGAACAGCTTAACTGGCACGTTCATTGCTACAATTAATTCATTTTGCAATCAAGCGATGGTGACGCTTAGAAACTACAACACGCCTATGTACAATAACGGGCGAACTTGGCAGCAGAACAATCTAAACGGTTGGAATTCGTTATACGGATCATTTATAGCCCGTGTAAACCAACTCGGCAATGATTCGATTAACAATCTTCGTTCTAAAAATGGCGGATTTTACAATGCAGGCTCATTCCTGCTGCAGTCATTAATCAATGGAATGAATTCAATGGGCAATTCTCTAGCTTCTACAATGAATAGCGTAGCGAATACGATGGTCGGAGGCATGGGAAAAGGTGTTAATGGCGTTATCTCTGGCGTTAACTATGTTCTTAAAGAAGTAGAGTCAAGCAAGAGTATTGGTAACTGGGCAATCCCTCAATATGCTAAGGGAACTGAAGGTCATCCAGGCGGACTCGCTATGATTAACGACCAAAAAGGATTCGTACATGAAGAATATGTTCAGATGCCTGACGGTCGTGGGTTTATTGCTAAAGGTCGGGATCTCTTGGTTAACCTACCTAAAGGAGCCCAAGTATTAAATGCTTCCCTAACCAAAAAATTAAAAGAACGATTAAATGTTCCGCGTTATGAAAATGGTGTCGGAAATTTAGATATCGTTGATTTACTTGATGATGAAAAAAGAATGTTGGAATTCTTAACTAGCAAAGTTGATTTTTCAGGTATTAATGAGCGGTGGCTCGATATGACTAAATCAGGAACCAATTTGATGTCTAAAGCTGCAAACACAATGCTTCAATCGAAATTGAGTGAATTCTTTACTCATGGAAATTTTGACGGGGCAGTTAATGCCAACGGCGTTTATCAATATTTAGTTGACGTCGCACAGAAAGTGATGGGTAAGTTCCCAGGACTTACGGTAACGTCGGGTTATCGAGCAGGAGATGCTTATTATCACGGAAAACGTCAAGCTATCGACTTAGCTTATCCAGGTATATCAGGAGATCCTAGATATACAGCAGCTGCTAATTATGCTTTCGAGAAATTCCCTTCAAAAATTGCGTATGTAATTACGAATGGGCGTGTACGAGACCGCATGGGACTATCTGGAACAGGTTCAAGCGGACAATGGACGAACTGGCCAGACGGTGATCACTTTGATCATATCCACTTAAACGGTTCAATGGGCTCAGGGGATATATTCACTGGTGGTGGAGCTGGAGGCGGTGGTGTTGCACGTTGGCGTTCTTATGTGTCTAAAGCATTGAAAATGAATGGGTTGCCAGCTACAGCAGCTTATATAAATGCCTGGATGTCACAAATTCAAACAGAATCTGGTGGTAATGAGAAAGCAATCGGCGGCAATGATGGGCTCGCTGAAGGCAATGCAACAGGATTACTTCAAACGAAACCCGGAACTTTTGCAGCTAACGCTTTTCCTGGTCACGGAAATATTATGAACGGATTTGATAACATGTTAGCAGCAATCAATTATGCTAAGAAACGTTACGGAGTTGCAGGTATGTTGCAAGTTATCGGGAAAGGACATGGATATGCCAATGGCGGATTAATTACCAAAGACGGACTATATCGAGCAGGAGAAGGAAATAAACCAGAAATGGTTATTCCATTGACAAGAAAAACAAGAGCTATTGAATTGATGGGTCAAGCATTAGCTTTTCTTTCTGGCGATGACAAGAAACGCTCCAACACTACAAATACAGATGATAATTCAGCAGAGCTTGTAACTTTGATTAAACAGCAACAAAAACAGCATAATGAGTTAATGATGATTCTTAGAGCGATTCTTGGAAAAGATTTAAGTCTCAAGTCTTCTGACATTGGGCAAGCTGCTAATCATTATATGGGCTCTGATTTGAATAAACTTCGATATGCGAATGGAGGTGTTTGATAATTGTTTTACAAATTACAGTTCAATCAAAATGGGAAGTTGTTTGATCCGCAAAGAAAAGAAAAAATTGTATGTAAAGAAATCAAACGTCAAGCACCAGTGTATGAAGTGAATTACGAAGATTTTGAAGGGACGAACGGTAGCAGAGAATCTAATGCTAGTTTTCGTCCTTTTGAATTAGTGCTGACTTTTGATATCTTTTACAAAAATAAGCATGATAAAGAACTGCTATTAACAGAGTTCTATGAGCTAATTTTTGTTGGTTATCAATATTACATTTCCTATGATTTAAGCCCAGGGAAAAGATTTAAAGTAAATCCAACAAATTTCGAAATTACTGAGGAAGAGAACGATTATTCTACGATAGAAATAACCTTTAATATTCCATCAGGGAGTGCTGAATCCATCGCCACTACTTTGTCGGATTTTAACCTAGAGGAAGAATGGCAGTTCTCGCAAGGTCTAGTGGCGGAAGATTACAAGTATACGCATCAGACTAGTCACTTCATTATTTACAATGCTGGAAGCTTTGAAATTGATCCACGTGAACATTATCTGCGGATCGCATTAGAAGGAGAATCAGAAGGAAATGTGACGATTTTCAATAAAACAACTGGCGATCGATTCATTTATTATCATTCTCTCTCAACTAATTTAGGGCAGACGTTAGTTTTGGATGGTGTATACCCAAAATTGAATGGTGTAAGTTGTGGTATTGATACAAACCATGGACTAATCACTTTAGCTGAAGGAGTCAATGAAATCGAGATCCAAAATATTACTCGCGTGAAATCTTCATGGGATTTCCGTTTCTTATATAAGTAGGTGATTGAGTGACTGATTTAATTATTCGAAATTATGAACAAACCAAAGAAGAAATCCTTGTCGGTTATGACAAGGGTTCTTTTTATGAAAACTGGCAACAAAATGAAACGTGGGAGATTGGCTTTACCGTTACCAGCAATTCGTTGAATCAAGAAGTATTTGATTTAGTTGAATACGAGTCTTCTGTTTTCTACAACGGACAGGAATTTGTGATCAAAGAAATGACTCGCAAAGCACTTGGACAGTTGTTGACGAAACAAGTAGTTGCGACACATATCTATTACACCGTTCAAGATGGTTATCAGTACGATACAGTAACTGGTGCGAGATCTATTAGCCAGTTACTCAAACATGTATTTAGTGCAGGGAGTCGCGGCTTTACATGGGAAGTCATTGATCCAAACAAGAAATTCCTTACAGTCGAACAAGAAAACTTCGGTAATGCGAATTATTTGAAGCTGATCAATGAGATTCTGACTGACTATAATGCAGTCGTGATTCCGAATAATAAACATCTAACTTTCTATCCCGCCAGTGAGTACGGCCAGCAGACGGAAGAACAGATTCGCTATAAATACAATACAGATGAAGTGTCATTCGATATTGATACGTACAGTCTAAAAACACAAATCAAAGGCTATGGAAAATTGAAGGATGGCGCAAATACTGAGAATCCTAAAGATAGTGACTATAGATTTACTCCTATCACTTACACAAGTCCCGAATCACAGAAATGGGGAATCAGGATACAAGATCCTGTTAAAGACGAACGGTATACCGTATCAGGGAACATGCTCGAGCGGTTAAAGACAGACTTGCAAGACTATCCAAGTATTTCGGGATCCGTAACCTTGAAATGGAAAATCAGTCCCAACAAAGGTGATCACGTTCCATTCATTTATGAACCTTTGAATATCAATACCTATATTCAAGTGGTAGGAATCAAGACGTATCCAGCGATACCAAATAAGCCACCAGAAATCACATTGAGCAACACAAAGAAAACAATGACGTCGATACTCGCTGAAATGGCGAAGAAAGGAGTGATTTGATGGGGTTATTAAAATTAATCAGTAACCGTATCTCTACGGAATGGAAAGAGAAATTTAATAAAAACATTGACTACCTCAATGATCTTGAAAAGAAACTATCTGATCAAGACAAATCAACGAACAGTCGAATCGATAACTTAGTGCTGCATTCAGGTGGCGAATCGCCGAATGAAGTGGTTGATGCACGAGTTAACAATAAAGGGAAAGTTTTTGACACACTGCATGGCAGACTATTAGAACATGAAAATCTGTCGGACGAACAAATTAGCGAACTGAATACAAACATGGATAGTCAAAAAGAGCAAGTTCAACAATTGAACAAGTCTGTTCAACAAATTATTGGTGGATATAATGAGCCAATTGACATTTATGTTTCCAAAAATGGTAGTGATGTTTCTGGTGATGGATCAGAAGAAAAGCCATTCCTGACCATTCAAACAGCAGTGAATAATGTCCCGCTGATTACAACGTCTCAAATTACTATTTGGGTGGATAGTGGAGCTTACTTAGAAGATGTCATGATTAGAAATTTGAATTTCACATCATTTTTAATTCGACCTATCGATAATTTTGACACTATTGATCCATCAAAATCAGATTTGCCCGTTAAGGTACGATCAATTTGTTTTACGGCATGTAAAGGCTATTGTCAAGTCGCCGGTATGCAAATTGTGGATACAGCAAACGGAGCAGACTATGGAATCAGAAATGAGCAAAGTGGCTATATGGCAATCAATAGATGTAAATTCGCAGAGAACACAAAAACACTTGCAAGGTATAATGCAGTTTATGTCGGCGGAACATCAAAGATTAATATGTACGGAGACACGACGTTGATTAACCAGAAAGTGGCAATTTACGCTGTATTGATGGGTGAAATTTTTGTCAGTGCGTTTGGTTCAGGAAACGACGTAGGAATTTTGTGCGAGAATGGCACTGTACGAGGAACTGTCCCTTCTTCTTTTGCCACAACCCCAACAAAAACTACTGGGTACGGTCTCGTCATCACGAAAGGCACGGTGTTGTCTTAATGGTATACAAAACAAATGAATCGATCATCGTGATTCAAGCAGAAGCAACTAACCCCAACAATACAGATGTTGTTTTTTGGTCGCATGACCGAGGAACTGCAAAGTTGAGAATGAAATTGGTACGGAAGGATGGCATTCCTCAAAGCTTGCCCGAAGGAACAACTGTTCCAATTCGTCTGATGTTCCGTTCTGCGACTGCAGAAGGCGGATATGGGAAACATGACTATCTCGCCACCATTGAAGATCGCGTGAACGGTATTGTGTCTATCGTGCTAGAAGACAACATTTTAGGTTATGTTGGAATTGTCGAAGGTAGTGTTTATATTGATTTCCCCAATGATCGATCACTAGATACAGCTGGTCGTTTTACTTTTTCTATTAAACGGAGTCCGATAGATGATAGCACACCAGAGCTAGAAGATTATTATTTCAATGGTTTCAGTCAGACTATTGATAAAGTTGAAAAAATTATTTCTAATGCAAAGACAGAAATTGATACTAAAGTGGCTGGGACAAAAAAAGAGTTTGATACAGAAGTTGAAAAAATTAAAACGTCAATCGGAGAAGCAAACCAATCTCTTACAACTCTGAATGGCGATATGATTGCACTTAGCGAAAAGATTACAGAAGCGGATCAACACTTTATAAATAAGGAAAGCGTTGAAGTAGGTCCTTTGATTTTCAAAAATACAACGATAACTACTCAAGATTGGAATAATATCACTGAAAGTGGTGTTTATTATTGTGCAGGTTCTTCGGGAATTAATGCACCATACACGGGCAAACTTTATGGATTACTAACTGTTTATAGTGAACAAGCAGTCACTATACAAAAATACGAATTTCAGAATTCTATTTACATGCGTACGTTTGCTGGTAATCCCGCAGCATGGGGAAATTGGAAAAAAGTTGCTTTGTCTAGTGAGGTGATGAATCTTACAGATCCGCAGACCGCACTTGGAGTAAAGAATTTTTCTGATGGTATTCAAATAGCTGGTGATCGTGTAGTTGGTGAAAATGAACATGTTGTATACACGCTAGATGCATCGAACAGCAAATCCTTCATTGATGGCTATGCAACATTTATTAAACACGGAAAAACGGTTATAGCGAACGGAACAGTAAAGTTCAAAAAAACATATCCATTCGGCACAACACTCGAGGATGTTTTACCAGATGAATTTGTCGCAAAAATTGTTCATGGCATGCTTACAGGTCCGTCAGGAACAAGTAGTGTATCAAAAGCGATGTACGTGCGAAAAGACTTAGGAACAATTATAACGAATAGCGAATTTGCTGCAAATGAATGGTTTACATTCCACGGTAATTATTGGGTAGGGGAGGAATAAAAATGAAAAAAATATGGCAGTATGGTCGGACTAGTGGAAAAGAATTAGAGGTATCAGATGATTTTCCTATCCAAGTCCCATTTACAGATGTAGCACCGCTAAAAGATATTAAATTGGAAGATCAATTCTTTATTCCATCAGAAAATCGATGGAAAGAAATCATCAACGGACTTGATCGAGAAAAATTAGATAATCTTGCTTCGCTTTTTGCTGTTTTAGAAAAACAAAATTCAGTGTTTGAACAGCGGACGAATAGCTATAGCACACAATTAACTGATACTCAGTTAGCTTTGACAGAAGTGTATGAAACGGTGATCGGAGGTGAAAAAAAATAATGGGTACTATCTACGCAGATTTAATTATCAAGGGGCTGAAAACGATTGATGATGTTCCTGAAAGGCACAAAGAAGAAGTCCAAGCAATCTTGTCTCAATCAAACGAGGGATAAGATTGCTTTTTATTTATTAAGAAAGGAGGTCAAAACGATGGTAGTAGTTTATGCAACTTTGATTATTAAAGGAAAGAAAACAATTGGAGATATACCAAGCGTGATCCAGCAACAAGTAAAAGATGTTCTTATCGATATGGACTTGCCAGAATTAGCGGAATAGGTGAAGCGTACTCGGACGAGTTTTTTTATTTTAGGTAAAGGAGTTGTCACATGATTAATTTAGGGGAATGGGGAATGATAGCAGGATCAATTACTGCGATTGTTTCTTTGATTTTATTAGTAATAAGACCAATTACTGCATCTTTCTCGAAGATTACTGAGACTTTTTCAAAAGTAAGCCACAATTTAGATTTGCTAACAAAAGATTTAGAAGCCAGCAAAAATGATCGACTTACGATACACGAAGAACTGAAAAGTCACGATGAAAGATTAGATAAGCATGCAGAAAAATTGGCGGAACACACGCAACAAATTAAAACTTTGTTTAGGGAGAGAAGAAAATGAATAATAAAACGTTCGAAGTACTAAAATGGTTCGCACTGGTAATTATTCCCGCACTAGCTACTTTCGTGGGGTTAGTTGGTAAAGCGCTCAATTGGCAGTACACAGATATCTGTGTTGTCATCATTACTGGTTTTGGCACGTTTTTAGGGAGTGTGTTGGGTGTATCAAATCGAACCTACAAAATGTTCTCGGCTGAAAGCGAAGAAGGAGGGACCAAATGAAAAAGAAAATAGTATTGTCATTGAGCCTTTTAATGGCTCTTTTTTTGTTGCCAATTAATGGGTTTGCTTATACGATCAACAATGAATTTAATTTGGGCTCAAACGAAGGTAGCTCACAAGTAGCAAATAATCAGTATATTTTACTGCATGAAACGGCTAATGAAACAGCAACAGGACGCAATGAAGCGCAGTATATGCAACGTTCATGGACTAGTGCTTATACTGCTTACATTGTGGGAGACGGTGGAATTGTTTATCAAGTCGGACAACCTGGTTATGTACAGTACGGTGCTGGTTCGTATGCTAATGCCAATAGTACTGTGCAAATCGAATTACAGCATACACATGACAAAGCAACTTTTGAAAAGAACTATAAAGCATACGTTGAACTGGCAAGAGATTCAGCAATAAAATATGGCATTCCATTAACATTAGACACACCGTATAATCAATCAGGGATCAAATCGCATTTATGGGTAACTCAAAACATTTGGGGCGATCATACAGATCCTTACGGTTATCTTTCTGAAATGGGCGTAAGTAAAGAAAAATTAGCATATGATTTAGCCCATGGATTTACAGATGAAAATCCAACGACTTCTGAAAACAAGCCTGTCATTGATCCAACCCGAGCAGGTGCAGCAAATCCTACGCTGACAGATGGAAAGAATCATTCTCACATTGATCAGTTTGGGGAAATCGAAAATGCGAACTTACACGTCGCTGGATGGCACATTGCTAACTATAAATACGAGTACATTTTTATCATGGACTATAATACTGGCAAAGAGTTAGCGCGAGTAAACGCTAATGGTGTTTCACGTCCAGATGTAAACCAACCCTACGGCACTTATGGTAATGTTGGCTATCATGTTTCTTTCAATATGCGTAATTTTCCTAACAAGAAAGTATACGTTATGATGCGTGCAACGAATGATCCAGAAGGGAACACTAAAAACGGAGCACAAGATTTTCATGATAAACGCTGGTATTTAAATATTCCGCAACGATAAAAAAATAGCCCCTCGTTGAGGGGCAATACATAGCTAATTTTGTTTGTTTTTTTGCCGTTGCTTGGCAGCTTTTGCGACGGCGGCGTATATCTCAGCAGTATAACTTACATATTTCTCTAGTTCTTCATGATGTCCATGGATAAAGATAATAATTTTTTTTAGTAAAGGTAAGATTTGTTTTAAATTGGAAATCATTATTTTTCCTCCAAATTTTTAATTGCTTTTTTTAATATACGTTTCATAGGAGAAAACATAGAAGCATTTTTTAAATCTTCTTTAATTAATTTTATAGCTAATTCTTTTTCATTAAGAGAAGGTTGATCTTCTAGAATACGATCAGCTCGTTCATTTAATGCAATAGCTTTTTCTGAAAATACTTTTTCTATGTCTGCTTTGTCATTAGAACTTAAAGGTACAGCTGCCTTGGACGCAGTAACCATAACTTCATTTGCAATAACTTTACTCTTTTGATGAATATCTTCTAACTCTAAATTTTCTTTTGCCAACAAAGTTCACCTCAATATTTTCTATGAATAAATTTGACGCATAGATTTTCTATATCTTTCTATATCTAAAATACTATAAATTTGAATATATTCCAATATTAGTTCATCCAAAAAAGTTTTAAGGATATATTGAATCATTACAATGATCAAGGAAGATGATGGCGCAGTGAATGATATGCGGATTTCTGATATCTATTTGACGCTATAAATAAAAAAAGCCCCTCGTTGAGGGGCGGTACATAACGATATTGACTATTATCAGTTGTCTTTTTACGCTTTGTGACAACTTGTATTGGTTATAGTAGATAAATTCTAAAGCTATCGTAAGAGAATGTTTTTAGTTCCTATAAACTCTAAACTTAGAATTTTAGCTCTTTTAGATTGCTGGAAGTCTTGGGCTATAATTTTTTTCTTAACGTAAAAGGTTACCGGGACATATATAGCGGGGGATATTTCTCTTAAACCAAGGGTCAATATTTTATTTTTGTAAGGATGATTAAATGCGATATCTAATTTCATAGAAGAACCGTTTCTATCAGCTTCAGAAACATAAATAACGGATCCGTTATAATCTTCTAGGAATATATCTAAAATGAAATCAAACAGAGTAATTCTATCTTTGATAGAGCCAAACATTTTATGTCGCTGAATTTTTTCATATGTAATTGAAGAAGAAGCCAGTTTACTGCAAAGAGATTTAGGAGGTTCATTATATATTTTGTGTAGTCCAAGCAAATGTGGAAGTTGAAGAATATCAAATTTTATGTAAAAGCAATCTAGAGGGGTGAATGGGGTTGTTAAAATTGCCGTTTTGCCATCAAGATTTGTTAGATATTGATTATAAGTTTTTTTTAAATCTTTAGGCATAGAAGGCGCTCCTCTGTTTAGTTTTTAACAAAAAAAAAGAGAGTGCAAAGTATGGATACCGTCCCATACAGACCAACGCTAGGCTAACCCGCCTGCGGGGGAACGTGAGTGCACTCTTCTCACTTCTGTCTCTTATACACATCTGACGCTGCCGACGATATGCAGTG